GAGGAGGGGAGACTTGTTGTGGCAGGTGTAACTACTAACTCAATATATGACTAATGGCGTGGTATAGCAGATTCATAGGCAGTAAGCCTCAACAGACAGAAGTAATAGAAGGATATCAATCGTTCTCTACACCCTTTCAGAAGGTGGGAGGTGCTAACTTATCTCTGCCTTATGTCAATGGTAGATACCAAGTGGCAGGATACATCCCATTCGGACAGGATAACATGTTTCCTGAGCTATTAAACCAGCTGTACTATACCTCACCCCTACATGGTGCAATAGTGGACTTCAAGACTAATGCTGTAATAGGTGGTGGGTACACCCTTGAGACTGAGAAAATGTCCAATGAAGATAAACTCAAGCTGTACACCTTTGAAAAAAAGATTAAGTTAGGCAAGGTTGATAAGGCACTATCTCAGCAGTTGATTGTACACCACAGAGTTTACTTTAAGTTATGCTATAATAAGAAAGGTGATCTATATAAGATTGAGAATGTATCACCTGAGAAGGTGCGTATCTCAAGGGATAAGATAACTTACTACTTATGTGATGACTGGAGTGCTCGAATAGATGTTACACCTATCAAAAAATACCATCCTACCTGCACTGACTTAGAGCAGTTATACTGTTATGAGTTAATGACATTGGGTCAGGAGTGGTATCCGCTGCCCCAGTACAGTTCCGCACTTAATTTTGCGTTTCTCTCGGGCGAGTTATCGTACTTTGCTAAGGCTAACATTCAGAACTCAATTTTTCCATCCTTTGCTATGATGTTCCCAAAAAGACCACAGTCAGAGGAAGAGAAAAACATGATAAAATCTACTATTGATAGGCTTAAAGGAGCTGCTAATGCTGGTAAGGCTGTCGCATTCTTTGCAAACAACCAAGACCAACTACCAAAGATTGAAGCTCTACCAGTGAACAACAATGATAAGCTCTTTCAAGAGGCTTCTGGATTGAATACTGAGCAGATATGCTTCGCTCACACCATTGACCCTATCCTTATGGGTGTACGTACTACAGGTGCACTTGGTTCTGGTAGTGATATTAAACAAGCCTATGTTGTATTTGAGAAGAACGTAGTGATGCCTCTGAGACATGAAGTAGAGAACATCATTAACGAGCTCCTGCACATTGCTAAGATACCAGGCAAGTACATGATTAACAACTTCCAGATTATCAATGAGACTATTGTTGAGATAGAGGGTGATGCATCCAAGACATCTGATGCACTTAACTCATTGAGTCCATTGGTAGCTACTAAGGTACTTGAGAGAATGACACCAAATGAGATTAGAGCACTGGCATCTCTTCCACCTGTTGATGGTGGTGATGTCATAGTGAGTGATACACCAACAACACCTGCACCATGAACTATTTTATAACTGAGACATACCTCAAAACTAACACACCTATCACAGCGAATGTAGATGTGACGGATGTGACTCCATATATAGCAACACAGGCTCAGCTTAGGGTAATGCCTATACTGGGCACAGTGTTCTACAACTATCTGCTAACAGCATACAATGCACAGACATTGAACCCTGATGAGGAGATACTTGTATCATACATACAGCCAGTTGTTGCATGGAGGAGTGCAGAGGATGCTGTGTTTGGATTGACTTACCAGCTCAAGAACAAAGGACTGCAGACTCAGTTTGGTGATTACTCAGCATCTGTAGGCCGTAGTGAGGTGGCCTTTGGGATGGAGCACTACGCACAGAAGGCTTCATTCTTTGAGCAACGTCTCACTCGCTACTTGATAGCTAATAAGGACTTATATCCTGAGTTCACAGACCCAGCCAACAGAGATACTGACCTACGTCCTATGATTGACCACTGCAGATGTAATTGCAATGGCTTTTGTGATAGCACATGTCCATGTGGAGGAATGAGAGAGAATGGATATAATAACTCAATACTTATACTATGATACTAATTGAACAATGGGCTGTTAATATCGGAGCAACACAACCAGAAGGTGGCTCATGGCTGAACGCTATAGCTATCAAGATAGGAGCTAACACAACAAAAGGTGACCTGCTCAGTAACATAGCTGCTAAGTTAGGGGCTACTAACAAGGAAGGTGACCTATATCATAGCATTGCTATTAAGTTAGGCAACGGAACACCTCTCAATGGTAGCTACCTTGAACGTATTGTACAACTAACAACACCAGCATAGAGATGGGATTCAATGAGATAGCATTTGCAGTAATAACAGCACTCATGTCTGGGATAGCTTACTTCTTAAAAGGAGTGCACAATGATCTTAAGTCAGTGGTAGAAGAGCAAAAGAAAATAATTGAGACTCAAGGAAGGCTCAAAGGTAAGATTGAACTGGTAGATAGTGAGACCAAGTTCAAATATGAGTCCATTGAGAAAATGACTCAGCTTGAAATCAAGCATCTGGCAGAACAGATATCTGAGCTTACCTCATCGGTAAAGAAACTAATAGAAGTACAATTAAACAGATGAGCATTAGACAACGTTGGTCAGCTAAGACCCCGAAATTTTGGAAGAGAGTCCAGAAAATAGCTATAACATTAGGAGCTGTTGCGGGTGTGCTTGTTGCTGCACCTATAACACTACCAGCAGCAGTTGTAACTGTGGCAGGATATGCCATAACAGCAGGTACTGTGGCTGCAACCTTATCACAATTAACAGTTGAGAACAATGAAACTAAGTGAGAACGTAACACTACAGGAGTTCGAAGCATCTCCTACAGCAACTGCCAGAGGTATTGCTAACAAAATGAATGCTGCTCAGATTGAGTCGGCTAAGCTATTGTGTGAGAAAGTCTTTCAGCCTCTCAGAGCACACGTAGGTCAGCCTATTAAAATCAACTCAGGCTTTCGTTCTGCTGCACTTAATAAGGCTATAGGTGGCAGTACTACCTCTCAGCACTGTAAAGGTGAGGCTATGGACCTTGACCTACATGATAAGGCATTGTTTATCTGGATAATCGATAACTTAGACTATGATCAAGCTATCTTCGAGGGAGGAACAGAGAACTCTGCAGCATGGTTTCACCTAAGCTATAAGAAATCTGGCAACAGAAAACAGGCTTTAAGAATGACTAACAACAAATACTCACCATTTAAAAGATAAACATGGCAAAGAAAGTAGGCAGACCTCGCAAAGTTGACCTTATCATTGAGACTAATAAGGCAGAAGTAGAGTACCACAAAGATGGTACAAACCATGATCTCAAATATGATGGCAAAAAGGTAGATGTACACATCAAAAAAGATGAGACTGGCACCAAGGTAGAGGTAGAGTCAGAAAATGGCTTCCTTAAAGCAGTTGCTAAGTTGGCATCTAAATTCATTGTAAAGCGTTTCAATAAGAAATAGTACCTGCATACTTACCGTTAGAACAGTTAGCAGGTCACCCCTAACAGTACTCACTACGCTACCCATAGAACAGCGTCCCAGAGTGAGTCTTTTACACCCTAACCCCTTCAAAAGAGGGGTTTTCTACGTAGTTATACTTAGTGCTTTCTACGTAGTTCTACGTACTCAGCAAAAATAACTGAAAAAAGATTAACAAATTTGTAGATAAAATTTTGCAGTAAAGATAATTTAAGTACTTTTGTAAGGTAATCAAAACAAAGCAAAATGGAAAAATTTTTAATTGACTGTGAAAAATGTGAAGGGTCTGGATGGTATTCAACTAACAACACATGGGATAAAGACCCTCAATGGGATGAGAGCCACGACTGCAAAGTATGCAATGAGACTGGTAAGGTATATGATCAAGAGGATATTGATGCTGAGATAGAAAACATCCAGTACATGATTGATGGCATGATCACTCGTATTAGAATATCATCTGACAACATCATGATGTGTGCTAAATTAGAATGCTTCAACCTTGTTAGGAAATATAAACACAGGCTTCAAATTCAAGCTCGTGGTCTTGGAAGACTTGAAATGTACCTTGATAAACTTAAATCTTTATAATCATGTCAGAGAATCATAAAGCAATAGCAGAGACAATATACTGCATAGGTACTGTCTTAGCAGTTACAATAGTACTAATCTATTTAGGAATAATAGGATGATAAATTTAGCATACATCAAAGGATGGGATAGATTTGATGAGAAACTATACCACCGATATCTAAAAGCAATAAACAATGTGGAAAATACACTATCGGGCATACACTCAAGGACAGTGGAGGAGAACCAGCAAGAACGTAGAAGCAGACTCATCTGCTCAAGCAAAAGTAAAGGCAGACATCTGGGAGGGTTTAATAATTAAAATTGAAAGGATATGAAACAGACAGAAGAAACGTTAATTGTAACATTCACTTGTAATAACCATGTGCATGTGTATGATGAAAAAAGTGGAGTATTACCAATGTCTCCGTATAAAACACACAGCTCAATAGAAGCTGCAGTTAAGTACTTAAAGGATAATAGAGATGTTAGTAATCCTGAAATAATAATCAAATGAAACAGACAGCAGTAGAGTATTTAATAGACCAATTATTACCAAAGGCATTAACAGCCGAACAATATTATCATATTGAACAAGCAAAACAACTGGAAGAGGAACAGAATTTTCAGCTTGGTAAAAGATGTTTTTACAAGGGGTTTGAAAAAGCTGAAAATGATGACGGTAATTGCTTTACCTCTTGGAGAGAAGAAGCACCTGAACTATTAACCGTTAAATCAGAATAAATGAAAGCAAACGAATTAAGAATTGGTAATTTAATAATAGGAACAAATGTATATGAAGGAAAAGTATTAACTTTTGAAAGATTTAATTCTGATTTAGATGTTGTCTTTTTTTCAAACGGTTCAAAATGGGATTGTGGTGAGTTTATAGAAGATATTAAACCAATCCAACTAACAGAAGAATGGTTGTTTAAGTTTGGGTTTAAGAAATCAAATGTATATTGTTTTGGTAACCACAAATTAATAATCGAATCATTAATGGGTGATAGACACTCTTGTAGATATAGAGTAAACCCAGATGAATCTATTTGGATATCTGAATTACACTATGTACACCAACTCCAGAATTTATACTGTGCATTAACAGGAGAAGAATTAACCTTTAAATCAGAATAGAATGAAAACAGCAGTAGAGTGGCAAGGAATTCAATTTGGAATATTAATATCAAAGTTTTTTAATAATGAAATTTCAAAGTCTGATTTGCACTTTAAAAGACTTGAAATTGAAGAAGAAGCTAAAAAAAAAGAAAATCAATTAATAGAGGAATATAATTATTATAAAAAATATTGGGAATTTAGGAATAAAAAAAAGTAAAATAAATTAAAATGAAACAGACAGCAGTAGATTGGTTGATTGACAAATTAGATACCAACTTAGACATTAACCATAGTTGGAGAAGTAGGCAATACATTGAACAAGCAAAGCAAATGGAGAAGGAGCAGATAAAAGATGCTTGGATTGATGGAGTTACTAATTGGGACTCAGAAAAAGAAGTAGAAGATTATATTAATAAAACATTTAAATCAGAATAAGATGGAACAGAAAAAAAGTATAAAATTAGAAAACCATATTTATCCCGAAGGCATATTTAAACCAAAGGATATGATAGATTATGTATGTGCAGTTTATGGAATAGATAAACCTGACTTATTAATATCAACTATAAAAGAAATTTGCTCACAATCACAAGGAGTTGAATATTATGGATGGTTTGATGATTACTTTGATGAATGGATTTTGCAAGACACGTATAAATAGTAACCTTTAAATCAGAACAATGAAAACAGCAGTAGAATGGTTGGAAAGTAAATTAACTGAGTTGAGCCATCAATATGAATTACCTGAAGATGATATTGATGAATTACTTGAACAAGCAAAGCAAATGGAAAAGGAGCAGATAATAGATGCTTATTGGGATGGTGGACAAGACGTGCCAATACATGTAAGCACTTGTGAAAAATACTACAAAGAAACCTTTAAATCATAATAGAATGATACTAAACCCAACAACAGCGGTATTAGCTTGGAAAGCGATATACTACGTAACAAAGTACTCATGAACCAGCACAAAATGTACAGATGCATCCGACTAATGGAGCTCCTGCAAGATAAGTACAGGTGCATCCATACCATTGCAAGGTACTTGGGTGTAAGTCACCGCACAGTGTACCGATA